ATTGTTCTGTGAATCCACGGATTTTGTTCGCCATTTCCACAGCGGTATCCAATTTGTTTGCAATAATCAAAACCTTTTCAGGTCTTTGTTTTGATGCAAATACAAGTCGTTTACTTGCCCAAGCAGCCGTTACCGTAGACACACCTGCCTGACGGTACTTTAATGCAATGTTTTCGTTGAAGTTTTCATAATCCTCAACCAAATTAACTTGGTCGGGAAATAACTCTAATGGGACGTATCTTGACTGAGTGTTATCATAAGTCTGAAGATACGTCTTAAGAGCGTATGGTGTGTTTTTAATGCACCTTGAATATTCTAATAGTAATTGTTCTCTGGTTAAACCCATATAAAAGGTTAGTGTTAGGACCTGTCAATACCTAAACTACCTAAGAAATCATCTAAATCACTCAAATCATCATCGTCAGGACCCATAGTGTCACCATCTTCATCAGTACCATAGTCTTCGTCATCATCACTATGTTCCTCATTCAAATGTTCCACAATTTCCTTAACCATTCTGTCTAAGATTGATGTTGCTTTTGCATCACCCCTTAAAATCATTTTTGCTAATTTGAAAAATTCATCAGCAGATAATGCTGAAAATCTTGCAAAAAGGTAGTTTTGTATGAATTTTTTATCTTCATCAAATAACTGTTCAGGATATGCTGCCAAGAATTTTTCCCATAATATTGGACCGATTCTTAAATCCCAAATTTCACTTGATAAGCTGTCAGTTGATGCCATGACCATTTCGGCTTGTTTTGGGTCATCAGGAAGACCTTGTGTTCCCAAGATTTCCATAGTACCTTTAATTAATTCGTGAATTAATATAGGGAAAAATACACCCGTCGCTTTAACTGTTGGAGGGTCAGTTTGAATATCAACCTCTTCCTTACCACCAACACCACCTTGACTCATCATCATGTCCATCATCTCATCAGGTAATACCCAATACAATAAATCATTCACAGACATAACAACACCGTACAAATTCAATAAGTCGGGGTCAACTCTATCTAATTCATCTCTAACTAATTCAAACATGTAGTGTCCTTTTTTAGACGAACCTTGAATTAATGCGTTAATAAATCTTCTTTTTGCCTTTTCAATATCAAATCTTTCAAATGCTGAAATAAAATCTTCAAGGTCTTCTTCTTTTTCTTGGAAATTTTGTTCAACTTCTTCGTCTTCAGGTTCTTCACCTTGTTTTTGAAAACCAGACATATCAATTTGTCCTGGCATTACAAGTTCTGCCACATAATTAATTTGGTCAGGTCTTACACCCATTTCTTTTCTAACCAAATCAATTGCCAAGTTTTCAAGATATTCTTTATGAGCCATTTGTTTTTGTAACAATTGCATGGCCATAGACATCATCATTCTTTGTAATTGTTGTAAAGGATTTCCTCTTGAAATATCAGCACCTGCATTTGGAACATAACGTCTAACTTTAGCAACAACATCTTTAAATCTTTTAGATGCCACTAACTCTTCAAACGTTTCAGGTATATTACCTTGTTCTATATTTGGAAATGCGGGATTCGCAGATAACGGAGTTCCTCTTGAAAGAATTGTTCTTTCAATATCAGGTGACATTCTTTCAGGGGTATCTCCATAATCAATTGGAGCCTCTCTAACAATTATTTTCTTTTTCATTATTGGTTTTTAAAATCAATTTTTAATTGGTCAAATTCTAAATAATCAGGAATCTTAACAGTACCCATTTTTGGAGCTTCCGTAGATGCCTTTGGTTTTGGTTGATGTTTCGGATTCTTAAATGGGTCAGAAGTTTTAGGTTTTTCTTTGATACCCGGTTTAACTACTGGAGGTGCTGTTTTAGTTCCTTGTTCATCCATTTTTTCAGCCTTTGGTTTTGGTTGATGTTTTGGATTTTTAAAAGGGTCCATTTTTCCAGGTTTTTCCTTTTCTTTTGTACCAGGTTTTACTCTTGTTGGTGCTGTCTTAGTATCTCCTTCCATAGCTTCTTTTTTAGAAATATATAACTTTTTAATTGGTTTGTCCATTTTTGTTTCTTCAACAAATCCAATCATACTGTTTTTAAATGGACGAGAAATAATTCCTTGTTCACTTAATGTGTTTAATAATTCACTTTTAGAAATTCTTGGAGATATATGTTTTTCTATCATTCGTGCTAAAGACGCTTCAACAATTGGTAAATACGGATTTCTACCTTCTTTTACATTTCTCTTAACATCTTTCACACATCTTTCAAATTTTTTCATATCTTCTCTGCCAACAGATGTTGTACAAATAGCATATGGGTTATACTTAGATTTTTTCTTTGTTTCACTAATGTCTTCTGCTTTGTCAATTTCAGAATCACCTTCATCATCCATTCCATCAGGTGCTTGTACTTGATGTGGTTCTTGGGTTGTTTGACCTCTTTCAGAATCACTTTTATCTACCTCAACACCCTGCTCATAAACTTCAAAAGGTTTTTTTTCGTTTTTTAATTTATCTATTGTTGCAGTGTCGGTCTTTGGAACCATTGTTATTTCAGATATCATCATTTTGTGTAGTTGATTTATCTGACCTTCATTCATTGTTGATAACAATCTATGGCTTAACCCAACTTCCATTAGTTGTTTAATTTTTTTATTTTTCATATACAACTTCTTTTTCTAATTCTAAAATGATGTCTCTTTCGTACAATTTATCTTTTACTTTCTGTTCTGAATCTCCGAAACGAAAAACAAGACGAGTCTCATCTTCACAACTTTCATCTTTCTCCCAGGCTAACGCAATAACATCTTCCATTGCGTCTGTGACTCCCATAAAATCAGAGTCCTGTATAAGTTCAAGTTGGACCACCGTATTTTTTAGTAGTCCAACTTTCTTTATATATTTTAATTCGGGTGGTTGTGGGTAACCGTGTGCCGGTCTTGAATCCCAATTTTCACCCCAAACGTCTAATTCATCACTAAAGATAAATTCATACATGTTATCTCCTCTATAATTTGGACCAAGTCCATTAATATAGATTAAATGACTCATAAAACTTCACCTTTTGGACTTACTTTAATTTGTTCTCCGTTGTGTTCAAAAATTAAATTATTTTTGTTCGTTTTCCCAACGAATTTAAAATTATTATTTTCTTTCAAAATAAATTCAGAAGCCAATTCTTGTTCATAAGTTTCTGACAATTTTTTAATTTGGTTCATTACTTGTGATTTTTGTTGTTTTGATTCAACAAGTTTTTTACTTTTTGTTTTTTGCTCATTTTCATTAACAACAAAATATGATGACAAAACTTTATCAACTTTAGACTCACTGAAAATTTCATCCATAATTTTAGAAACATGAGAATTAACTTTGTCTTCTTCAGACATTTCACTTCCCATTCTTTTAACTCTAACTTTCATTGGACCGAATTTTTCTTTGTATGCGTTGAACATTCTTTCACCCTCAGGTCCTTTTTGAAACATCGCATTATTACTATGTTTTTTCATCATTGGTTCAAATTCATCAAACTCTTCCTCATCAAAATCAAAGTCAAAACCACCTGTATATGGTCTATCTTTTTCATCGTACCATTCATCGTTTTTAAATGAACCATACATACCTTCTTCCATTTCACCTTCAATTGGTTCTTCCATATCCATGTCCATATCTACATCCATATCTACGTCCATATCTTCATCATCACCCATTGAACCCATATCCATGTCTGAATCATAACTAGACTCATCATCTTCTTCAAATTTTGACATAATATCCTCTTGGTCTTCTTCATCAAGTTTACTCAAATCCAATGCAGACAATAATGAATTTATTACATACTTAACATCTTCAGATGTCATTCCAACAGAATCATTCATCATTCTAATTTTCTGACCTAACTTACCTGTAAGTTTTTGAATGGTTTTAAATGTGATTTCTTCTTCCTCACCAGCCATTGGTTCTTCTTCAGAACTCATATCAACATCCATGTCACCTTCAGGTGTATCTAATTCCATGTCCATATCCATTTCATCACCCGCTGGCATATCCAAAGATGCATCATCTAATGGAGCGTCCATTGAACCTTCTTCAGGTGCTGGTGCAGGTGGTGGAAGTTCAGCTGCCGGTTCTGGCATTGGAGCAGGTGCCGGTGCTTTAGGAGTTTTTAATGTAAATTTTTTTTGTTCTGAAATTTGGTACATTGAAACTTCTTCTTCGTTTTCAACAAGTCTATTAATCTCACCCGCCATAAGGTTTAATCTTTTTAACGCTTGCGAATAAGAACGATAATACGTTCTATTTTTCATTGGCTCAATGTAATCCAAAGATTCATCAATTCTTTTCTTTATGATGTAACCAGTTTTTTCTTTTACAATCTCATACTGATGACCATCTGCTAACGTTTTTTCAAACTCCACTCTTGAAGTTTCATTAATGTTAGATGGTGTGGTTTCTTTATATCTAGAAATTTCAAGGATTCTATTGATTTTATCTTGTCCTTGTAATCTCTCACTTCCGATTGGTTTTAAGTCAGCCATTTTTATATTTTTTGTTTTTTATGTTTAAGAGTTTAATCCATTAAATCCACCAAGAGCAACTGAGTCAACTTGGACTACAGACCTTCCTTGTGCATTTGAATATATTGCGTGTGGTAATGCTTGTGTAAATGTATCACCTGAACATGTAATACAATCTTCATA